TCGAGAAGAGTTTAGCGAAGCAAGCCTTGATAAGTATGGTGACTACTGTATTAACGATGTCGAACTGACCTACAAATTGTTTTCAATAATGGCGGCGGGTTACCCCAGACAAGAACTTAAGGTGATTGATACTACACTTCGTATGTTTATAGAACCCATACTAGATTTGGATATGGGGCTGTTAGAGCAACATCTCATAGCGATACGAGATAGGAAGGACGACTTATTGTTCGAGGCAGGGGTCAGCAAAGAATCGTTGATGAGTAATGATAAGTTTGCTGAATTGCTGAAAGAGAACGATGTAATCCCTCCTACTAAGATAAGCCCTACTACAGGCAAAAAAACCTACGCATTTGCTAAGACGGACGAGGGGTTCAAAGCATTACAGGAACACCCTTCCATTGATATACAAGCTCTGGTAGCAGCGCGGCTTGGTAACAAAAGCACCTTAGAAGAAACCCGAACTCAAAGATTTATCGACATATCCAGACGCGGTTTATTGCCTGTGCCTGTAAGATATTATGCTGCCCATACAGGCCGATGGGGTGGTGATGATAAGATTAACTTACAGAACCTACCTAGTCGTGGGCCTGATGGTAAGACCTTAAAGAGAAGTATCATAGCCCCCGACGGCTGTGTTTTGATTGACTGTGACTCTGCTCAAATAGAGGCAAGAGTACTTGCATGGTTGGCAGGGCAAGAGGATTTGGTTAGTTCTTTCCGCAACGGAGAGGACGTTTATGTGAAGATGGCTTCGCGTATCTACAGTAAACCCGAAGAAGCGGTTACAAAAGACGAGCGGTTTGTTGGTAAGACCACAATATTAGGCAGTGGTTACGGTATGGGCGCGGTTAAGTTCCAAGCGCAGATGGGTACTTTTGGGTTTGAAATAGACATCGAAGAAGCGCGGCGGGTTATACAGGTCTATCGAGAAGCTAATGGAGAGATAAGCGGTCTGTGGCAAGAAGCACAGCTTATGATCCGTGAGTTAGCTAAAGGTAAAGAGAAGTCAATCGGTGTGCCTCAAGTATTGGAGCCGATAGGTAATTTATCAGCAGTGCGCCTTCCTTCTGGATTACTTATGAGGTACGACGATCTTGAGGGAGTCAATGATTCCACAGGAACAGAGTACACATATAAAAGAAGGAACGGACGCGCCAAGATATACGGTGGGAAGTTTGTGGAGAACGCGTGTCAAGCGTTAGCCCGTTGCATTATTGCAGAACAGATGCTAAAGATATCAAAGAAACATCGTGTAGCACTGACTGTACATGACTCGATTGTATGCTGCGTCAAGGAGGATGATGTAGAACAAGCGAAGCAAGACATAGAGATGTATATGCGTTGGGTTCCAGATTGGGCCGAAGGGTTACCTTTGGATTGCGAGGCTTTTGTGGGAAGGTCTTATGGAGAATGTGAATGAACGGTAAATATGACATATTATTTTTAGGGACGCCTTTTATAGACGGGCACTACGATTCGGTACAGGATGCTTACGAGGCTAAAGAAACACACGTAAAGAACTTTCCTAACATAGACTTTGCTCTAGTAAAGACTATCCACGATATTACATTGGGTAAGAACATATTCTGGATTCCTAATAAGGACGAGATAAAAGCGTTTAATAACAGCAGAACTCCCTCGGAAAGTAAGGAGATCTAATGACTAACGAAGTATACCTTAAGAAAAGACGGAGAGAGGTGAGAAACGCGGTTGCTAAGATGACCCCCAAACAACTCCGCGTATGTAGTCAACTACAGATACCACCGCAAGACTTCATCATTGTGATGAATAAGATACATATATGAGTGCATCTCCTTGGTCGTACAGTAGGATAAAGTCTTTTGAGCAATGCCCTAAACAGTTCTACCACTTGAAAGTAGCTAAAGACTATAAAGAACCCATTAGCTTTGCGATGAACTACGGCAACGAATTCCACAAGGCCGCAGAAGAATACGTACGCGACAGTAAGGACTTACCAAAGAAGTTCCTATTCGCCAAGGCTGCACTCGATGTCTTGAACGAGAAAGAGGGGAGTAAGCTCTGCGAACATAAGATGGGGCTGACTGAAAGCCTAGACCCTTGCGGGTTTATGGCTAAAGGCGTATGGTGGCGCGGAATAGTAGACCTCCTTATACTAGATGTCGATAAGAAGATAGCTTGGGTTGTAGATTATAAGACAGGTAAATCTGCTAGATATGCAGACAAGGGACAGTTAGAATTAATGGCTCTAGCTACCTTTAAACACTTTCCTTTTGTAGAAGAAGTTAGGGCGGGTTTATTATTTGTGATAGCGGAAGCCTTTATAAAGGATACATATAGTTCTGATGACGCTGAAACTATGTGGGAAAAATGGTCTTCTGATTTTACAACCATGCAGTTGGCGTACGATAATGACGTATGGAACCCTAAGCCCAGCGGGTTATGCCGAAAACATTGTGTAGTGGTAGAATGTCCTCACAACGGGAGGAACTAACGAATGTATAAAAGAACAGGTAAAGGTAAGAGAAGACCTTATAAGCGAGAGTACCAACTCCAGTTGAAACGCGGAGAACATGAAGACCGTATGGAGAGACAACGCGCCAGACGGGCAGTGGATAAGACAGGGGCAGACGCTAATAAGAATGGTAAGGCTGACAAGCGAGAGGGGAAGGACGTTAGCCATAAGAGAATGTTAAGTAAGGGCGGCACAAATGCCGATGGGTACAAGATAGAAAGTAAAAGTAAGAATCGTAGTCGCAACGGTAAATCACCGAAGAAGCGTACTACGAAAAAAGCTTAGTACAAAGCCCACCCTACCCCTTCAGGGCAAACCCACCACGCGCCGTCCGTGGGTACGAAAGACGGCATATAGTTCGTATTGTGGATACCACTTTACGATGTAGTTTTGTGGACGGAGAAGTAAATGCAAGTGATAGATAACAGAGCAATACTATTAAACTTACGTAACCCAGAAAAAGTAACAAGTGTTATACCTAAGAGTAAGAAGTTATCAGGAAACAAAGTATTAGTTAACTGGGGAGTTGATGAGTCGCACGTACTAAAAAACCTTAACATAAAAGTCCCCTCCCCAATCGAAGGCCAGTACCAATGGACAGGCAAACATAAACCCTTCGACCATCAGAAAACCACCTCCTCCTTCCTAACCATGAACAAACGAGCCTTCTGCTTCAATGAGCAGGGTACGGGCAAAACAGCTAGTGCCATATGGGCGGCTGATTACCTAATGAACCAAGGGCGAGTAAAACGCGTATTGGTGATATGCCCTTTATCTATTATGGATTCAGCGTGGCGGGAAGACTTGTTTACTTTTGCAATGCACCGCTCGGTAGATGTTGCTTATGGAGCGCCCGCTAAACGTAAGCAGATAATAGAAGGGGGAGCGGAGTTTATCATAATTAATTATGACGGGGTAGAGATAGTAGCTGATGCAATAGCAAACGGTGGGTTCGACTTAATCATTGCAGATGAAGCTACTCATTATAAGAACGTACAGACCCGACGGTGGAAAATCCTTAACAGTCTAATCACCCCAAACACATGGTTATGGATGATGACAGGTACACCCGCCGCACAATCCCCGCTCGATGCGTATGGCTTGGCTAAACTAGTTAACCCCAACGCTGTATCTCGTTTTTTTAGTGCGTTCAGGGACGAAGTTATGTTCAAAATAACTAATTTTAAATGGGTTCCTAGACCAAATGCTACAGACACTGTGTTTAAAGCACTTCAACCTGCTATACGTTTTACAAAAGAAGAATGTCTTGACTTACCCGATATGGTTTATACCAAACGAATAGTAGAAATGACACGGCAGCAAAAGAAATATTACAACGAACTTAGGAAGAAACTAGTAGTCCAAGCAGGGGGTGAGCGGATCACGGCTGTTAATGCTGCTGTAGAAATGAATAAACTTTTACAGATTGCTTCTGGAGCTATCTATACGGATGACAGAGAAGCATTAGAGTTCGATATCAAACATAGGTATAAGGTATTACGGGAAGTAATCGACGAGTCCAGTAAGAAAGTCTTAATCTTCGTTCCTTTTAAGCACGTTATTGATGTTCTCACTAATAAGTTACTACAAGATGGCATACTCACAGAAATAATACGTGGTGATGTGTCCGTCAACAAACGTACTGATATATTCAAAAGGTTCCAAGAAACTGACTCTCCCCAAGTACTTATCATACAACCTCAAGCTGCTGCCCACGGCATTACATTAACCGCTGCCAATACAGTGGTGTGGTGGGGGCCGACTAGCTCCTTAGAAACTTATGCCCAAGCAAATGCTAGAGTCCATAGAGCAGGGCAAGACCATAAATGTACGGTAGTACAACTAGAAGGCTCCTTCATAGAAAAGCGTGTTTACGCATTACTTGATAATAGAATTGACGTACATACAAAAATGATAGACTTGTACAAAGAAATACTTGTATAACATATTGGATACCACTATACTCGGTTCCCAACCACAAAGTACGGAGATTTGTGTGCAAGATTCTAACTATCTGACGAAGGCTACTGAAGTTTTCATTAAGATACGCGACGAACGAGCGAGGCTCAAAAAGGAATGGGAAGACGAGGACGATAAGCTTAAACATCAACAAGATGTTATAAAGAAGGCGTTACTTACTCATTGCAACGAGACGGGAGCTAAGAGCGTTAAAACAGAAGCGGGGACTTTCTATCGCTCGGTGAAGAGTAATTACTTTGTTACAGATTGGGGAAGTGTATATAGCTTTATTAAAGAAAATAGCAACCCCGAACTCTTACAAGGGCGGCTTCACCAAGCTAATTTAGAACAGTTCTTTGTAGATAATCCAGATACGGTAATCAAGGGTGTGCAGTCTAATTCTGAATACTCGATTAACGTACGCAAAGCCAAGGGGGCATAATGTCCGAAGAACGAGAATTTGTTGGGTTACGGAACGTGGCGGATCACTTTAAGGTATCTGAATCCACTATTAGAGCATGGATACGAAACGGTAGTATACCGGAGGATACTTACATCAAAGTGGGTAAGACCTTTAGGTTTGAATTAAACCTCATATCGGATGCACTGTTAGGTGGACAGCCAAAACCGAGAAGGTCGCTTACGCAAGAGGAAGAAAACGAACAGTTTGCAGCTAGACAAAAGCGTGCAGAGATGAGAGATAAGGCTAAGGAGACATACTGGCAGGAGAAAGGAGCGCAAGAAGTTGCTGAAGTTGACCTTAAAGACGTACTAGCGGATTTAGACGAAGACTTCTAATGGTTGCACGTATCTCATTAAGAGAAGGTAAGTTCCGTAAAGTTATCGACGGGACTGAAACACATATATTCGATTCCGATACTTTAGATGCGGTGATCGTAAACGCGGGTAGAGTCTCCAGAATATATTATGCAAATCAATATGACCCTAATAAACCAACAGCACCTGTTTGTTGGTCATCCGATACACAAAGACCTGACTTAGATGTGGCCGATGCACATAAGCAGTCGGGACGTTGTATCGATTGTCCACATAACATAAAGGGATCTGGCGGTAATAATGCAAGAGCTTGTAAATATTCACAGCGTATTGCAGTTGTATTGGAGGATAACTTGGAAGAGGTATACCAAATCCAGTTACCTGCTACGAGCCTATTTGGCCCTGCGGGTAGTGGATGGATGTCAATGCAAAACTATGCTAGGCACTTGAACAACCATAATACCTCTGCCATAGCGGTTGTAACCCGAATGGGTTTTGAAAAGGACGGTTACATTCCGAGGCTTCGTTTTCGCCCGATGCGAGTGCTAGGCGAAGAGGAGCTACAAAAAGCCGCCGAATTAGAATCACACCCTAATACCTTACAAGCTATTACATTAGTTCAAGGGGGAGATCGAGTTGTATCTCCGTTTAGTGAAGTAGAAGGGTTTGTATTTAAGGAAGCAAATTAACAGTAAGACGTTTAGGAGAACGCAATGGATAAGACTCCAAATTTAACTTATATCGTTGAGGACGTAGAGGCATTGTGGCCTAAGATCAATCGCCCCTACCGATT